TACATTTTAACAATAGCAGGCACAGCCAGAGAACCATTATTATGAATATAGCCCCTGATAGACCATTTCTTAGGTGTTATTTTATCACCAATTCTATTACCTTGTCCAGTACCCTGTCCAACACTCCACAATGTAGACAAATTAATAAATGTACCCCAGGTAGTAGACTGAATAGGAACCATTTGGACATCTTGACCTGAAACAGGAGTAGGTGTCTTATTTTCAATAGCAACAGCTAAAGCCTTTTTAACATATGACTTAACAGATTGAGACACTGTAGCCTTTTTCTTCATCACTTTTTTCACCATTTTACGAACGGGCATCTTTTTGAGTGCTGTTTTGCGATTTCTATTATAAACCATTATTATAAGATTAATATAGAAAATAAATTTCTATAGTAAACTTATTATGGCTAAGAATGCAGTTTGTACCTGGGACTTTACAATACCCCAGAAAAGCATATCACAAGAAGAATTAAGCAAAGCACTTAAAGATAAATGTAAGCAGTGGACATATCAATTAGAAAAGGGTACCAAGTCCAACTATTTACATTATCAAGGTAGAGTAAGCCTTAAATTAAAGGCAAGAAAGGGCCCTGAAATATGCAAGGGCATAAGATGGAGCCCTACAAGTGATGCTAATAAGGATAATGATTTTTACGTAAATAAAGATGAAACACGTGAGGAAGGGCCCTGGTGTGATAAAGACAAGGAAATATATATTCCCCGTCAATATAGAAACATTAAACCTTATAAGTGGCAAATGGAAGTTTTAGAATCACGTAATGTATTTCAAGACAGAGTAATAGACCTTATATATGACCCTATAGGAAATAAAGGCAAATCAACTGTATCAGCATTAGGTGAGTTATTATATGATGCTCTGGACTGTCCACCGATTAACGACTGCAAAGAACTTATACAATTCGTATGTAATCACTGTATGGACAATGAGATCAGAAAATTAGGTTTATTATTTGTGGACCTTCCCAGAGCGATGAATAAAGATTCACTCTACGGCATCTACTCAGCAATCGAACAAATAAAAAAGGGTAAAGTGACCGATACAAGACACCACGCAAAGGCCTGGTGGATAGACTCTCCGAGAATCTGGGTCTTTTCGAACCACTTACCTGATCCGACTTTATTATCTTCTGACAGATGGAATATATGGACCATCAATAAAGAAAATGACAAACTCGAACGCTATATAGAGAACAATAAAGCGGGTTTTTTTGAGGCGGATAAATCCTGTAACAATACAAAAAAACGATTATTTAAATAATCTACTATATATTTCTTACACATCCTGGCACAATTGGCACACTTTAGAGATACTATCACTTTTTATATTCAGATTTATGTTAAAATCTAAATATGCATTAATTATTTCTTAAGACAGAGACCGTGAGGCGAAGAGGGCTCAAATTTCATTTGGCCCTCTTCGCCACAGGGCTATAAAAAATAATAAAATATTCAAACGAAATGGGAGGCTCAGAGGGCTAAATTTCAGGAAAGGCTTTATGCGTCTTCATATTCACCAATAACATCATATGAAAGTTGAGGAGCACCTGGAGATGTAATAACCATAGCAGATCCGTCATAATTTGCTATAGCAAAACAGACATATAAACCTGAGTTAATAGGAGTTGTTGAAGTATCATTAAATATAATTTTACTCTTTTGATATTTAAATAGATTTATGTTAAAAGGACAAACACATTTAAAATCATTATTGAGATTAGTACCAGAACCAGCAGATCCAACTTTAAATGTACGTGATGCATATAAGGTGTATTTATCAGAATTAACAGGACGCAACATATCTTGAAATGAATTTTGAGGTGCAATAGTTGATGATCCATACTGAAAGAAATCAGAAGGTAAATTAGTACCTGCACTTGGATCATCATATCCTTGTTTCATTTTAAAGACATACATTTTAACAATAGCAGGCACAGCCAGAGAACCATTATTATGAATATAGCCCCTGATAGACCATTTCTTAGGTGTTATTTTATCACCAATTCTATTACCTTGTCCAGTACCCTGTCCAA